AGAGATAGATGTGCATGGTATCTGTAGGCAGAACAAAGAGTACATTGAGAGTAAAGAAAACGACTACTAAATATTACAACAAATTGTATAAAAATGACAGATTCAAACATCCAACCACCTGATCCTTCTACTCTTAATGAGATTCCAGGAACAGATGTAACTTTTACTACACCTGCTGGTTTATATCCAGAGGGTACTGATCCAAATCAGGACGTAGTTATTACAACTGGAACAGCAGCAGATACATACAATGTTGATCCTAACATTGATTATGCAGGAGCAGTTGACTTTCATGTAGATAACATGCAGTCTGCACCTGCTGATCCTAGAATAGATCATGTACTAGAACATCTACACAATCTTGAGGCTAAGATTGATCAGTTGATCTGTGATTGTAACCACCACAAAGAACCTCCTGTTTATGAAGGACACGTGGTACTACATGCTACATCACAACCACCTGTATAGCACAGCAAAATTGAAAAGTCAATTCCACAAACTCCCGAAAAATTTTCGGGGGTTTTTTTGTGTCAAAAAGTCGCACTATCCAGTTCGTTTTAATACGTTGCTGATATAGTTTGATGATTCTGTGTATAGATTTCTTGTTTTAAATTCTTCTATAAATCTATTGAAGTAAGTATTTTTTAGAATATATATTTTTCTCTTCTTTTCATTTTCTGCTACTTCATATTCATAATTTGATACTGGTCGTGATGCTTGTCCAGCTAACAGAGTTGTGTATCCAGATCCATTATAATATGTGAATGGTTTTGAATGGAAACTACTATCTACAATAGTACCTCCTTCTAATGCAATAACATCAAGGTCATCTTCTTTGTATCCAGATTTTATTTCTATTGTTTCGTAGTGGTGTGTATCGTATGGTTCTGAATACTTATCAAGTATTGATTTTTCTAATTCATATGTTGTTAGAGGAAATGCAAATAAAGGATTGATGTAGTTGTTTGATAATACTATTACCCAATCATAAAATGGACTACCATAGTAATCGTTAGCAATTGTTTCAAGTTTTACTCCATCTTGTACTGTATATTGATCATAGAACATCAGGTATCCAAACAACTGATCATCTACCTTGTATCTTCTGAAGAAATTATTCACAGTAATATAATCAGATTCCGAGAAAGGATAACTGATTGGTTTCTGATCGTATTGAATGTCGGGAGTGAGTGAAAAGTACATTAATATCCAGCTTCTATATCTTGTTTGAATATAAGTTTTGTTTCTAAGAAAGTTAATGTTATTTCTGTAGAAAGCATTGAACCATCTCCATAAGTAGCATAGGTTCCGTCAGGAGTATAGTTTACTCCAACTTTTTTAATAGCACATGGTTTGATGATGGGTAGATTTGTGTTTGGTTTACCACCTTTTTGGAAAATAAATTGACACAACCAAGGAACTGTTATGAAATTCTCAGATACTTCACCCATACCTTCACCTTTTAGCTCGGTTTTTCTAGCTTTCATATCATTATCGTTTCCTCTATTATTAATAGACCACCCACCATGTGCAGTTCTATCACCCCATCCAGGTGCAGCTGCGTATCTAAATGTTTTTACTATGTCTTTTATAATGTTAGCTTCGGTTTCGTTACGTGGAACTAATTTATATGTCATTGAAAATTCTCTCTGTTGTGGAGATTCATAGAGAGTTTCTACGTTGGGGTTTAATACTGATCCCCAAACTGATCCAGTAACATCACTTAGAGTTAGGTTACCACCAACACCAGGAATCTTATTCATTCCACTAGCAGTTAATGCTCCACCTAATGCTTTTAGATTACCTCTTACATCAGAAGATGCATCTGTTATATCACTGAAATTCTTTCCAGCTAGTCCAGATAGTGCTGTCATACCGACACGACTAAACTGTTTACCTTGCCAGTTTTGTTCCATTATATCTTGGAAGTCTTGTGGCATTGGTAGTATGATTGGACCTACTTCACCCCCATCATTAAGAGGAGTACCTGATATTACTTCTAGGTTTGAACTGTTTTTGTATTTGTAGTATCCAACTTTACCTGATTCTATTGCTGAATTTCTTGCACTTACTACATCGTCTGCGGTCTTACCTTTAAATTTTCTTCCTTCTCCTAATGGTGGCTCATACTTACCAAATTTAAACATTATATAATCAGTATCTTCGTTAACATATGCATCTGCTGGCCATCTTAGACTTGCATTCTTTTCATTTTGTTCTCCTAATGGTTGGTATTGTGGAAGTATATTTACTTCACCACTAATATAATTTACTTTACCTGTCCATTCTCTTCCACTTGTAGGTCTTAATGCACTACCTGATAGTTTTACCCACCTACCTTCACCAGCATTATTTACTTTCCACACCATATACCTTGTTCCCCTTTTACTAGGGTAGGATTTCCAATCGCCTTCCGTGGGAGTATCTCTGTTGATGATGCTTTGGTTTCTGAAGCAGAAGTCATATTATCTTACCATATTTTTGTCTTTCTTTTTACCATAACCTTGAATGATTCTTCTTTGTTTGATTTTATCATAGAAGTTTTCATTTGTTTCATCCCACACAACTTCCATTGGGTATGATTGTTGTCCAGGTCTACCTCTGTTATTTCTTACGAAAGTTTCAATAGGTAAGAGAATAGCACTAGCCCATTCAGCTGCTGCTAAGTCAAGTAAATAACCATCTACATGACTAGTTATATATTTATGAAAGCAGTTGCGAGGTGCATCAATCCTTCCCTCCATTAATCTTTTGACAACCCATGCTCTCTTCTTAGGTGTCATATAGTGTAAATTCAATCCCCAGAATTCATGTCTAGTTGCTTTGATGACATAAACAAGCGGAAATTCATCATAATATGGTAGTTTCTTAGCAGTCTTTGCTTTGTATTCAAAGATGTACATGTGACCTGAAACTGCATACCTTCTCAGTTGATTTTCATCTTCTTGTTCCTCTGCACCCATACGATCTTGTATCTCATCTCGTATAAGTCTTTCGGGGTTATCGTTAATTCTTAATGCATATTTTCTGACAGCATTTCTATACCATAGGTATGTTTTTTGTTCTGTACCTGCTTCTGCTTTTATTTTTTCAAATATAGTTTCGTAACCTGCATCTTCTTTTATAACAGGTACTTGTATGTCTTTAAATCCTTGTGCCATTTCTTCATACCGCTAAGTGATCCTCGGTTAATATTAAAAATTTCATTTGCCTATTGTCACAGTAGTTCTCAGCAGCATTCCATTTTGCTTTGTTTTTAGCGAAAGTTAGAACAGCGTTTCTATAGGCTTTAGTTCTTTTATCTTTACCATATGGAGGTTGAGTTTGTTTTTTAGGTTTGATTTCAACTATGTACTTAGATATTTTTCCGCTTTTTTCACGTACCTTAATGTAAAAGTCGGGATAATATCTGTGTGATCTATTATCTATAGGAGATCTGTATGGTATTGCGATTTCCTCACTTCCCCACTCTAATATACTAGGTGTGGTGTCACAATATTTCATGTATTTTCTCTCCCATAGTGATCTGTACACTATACGAGAAGGATTACCACGATACTTTCTGGGGTTTGATGGTTTATAATATCCAGAGTAAGCCATATATAATATATTAAATCACAGTTATATTTAGAGTGTCTACAGTTACTAAGATTAGTGAATTCATGTCTAGGATTGGTGGTAAGGGAGGAATGTCCCTCACTACTGGTTTTGATGTTCAATTTGATTTTAATGGTAATGCATTTTCTCAATCACGACCTTATGAAGCGTTTTACAATGAAGGTAGTACTGATAGAGAAGTAGTGCATATGTTATGTGATGAAGCTCAACTTCCAAATGTTCAATCAGCAACACAAAATGTTAATGGTAGAGTTTTAGGTGAAGGTAGTGTCGCTTATCCACATACAAGGATATACACTGATATTAGTTTGGGTTTTTTGTGTGATGCTCAATTAACACCCTTAAAATTCTTTACTGGTTGGTATGATTATATTTTTGGAGAATTTGATGGTACTAATCAAGTTGAAGGTGGTAAAGAAATTGCTTATGATGCAGATTTAGAAAATGCTAGAGCAATTCAGCCAGGATCTAAATATCGTGTTAATAGACTTAAATATCATGATGATTATGTTTGTAATTTGAGAATTTTTAAGACAGAACCAAATGGTGTCGCTGCAAATGGTAGAGTAACGATAACATATATTTTGGAGAATGCTTATCCTTATTCAATAGATGCAGTACCTCTTGCTTACGGTACATCACAGGTTACGAGAGTTAATGTGAATTTTTATTATACGAGACATAGTGTTCGTTATGGAATTGATTACAGACCACCTATACATGATTAT